TTAAGCTCCTTAATCTCAGCATTAATATTCTCATGCCTTGCAATCATTCCAGAAAAAGAATCGTCTATCTCCAGAACATCTTCAGCCACTGGGATATCTTCAAACATGACATAAGCATCATCAGAAGTTTCAGGATCAAAGTAAGTTTCTGTCTTAACCCTTTGCTGCCAGTCCTCAGCTAAAACTCTTAGCTCCTCGCTGAAGGATGGATCACGCTCATAGAAGAAGTATCTAATCTCATTAGCAATATGACTAAAGACCACCAGAACACCCCAAGAACAACCAGTAATTTCAACTTGAGTTTTTAACTGAATCCAACCACGCCAATCTTCAGGATAGTCCTTTGGATAGTCTTTGGTTAATTTACACTCAATGATGCCTTTACCATTAAGATTCATTGTTGCTCACCACATAAATACCCTTAGCAGGGTCAGTTTCAATCTCTAAGTTATCAGCCATTGCTGTTCCGTCTAAAGAACATTCAACTGGAAAAAATGGATGGGTGAAAGCTTCTGGAAACTCAGTCTGCACATCTGTTAGCCCAAGCTTCTTAGCCGCATATCTAATGATACCTTCTTCAAAGAAGTCTCCCAACTCCATAGCAGTGTTCTGGTCAAACCTAACAACCTCACCATGCTTAGCTTTAATGTTTTGTTGCAACTGACGTTGCCTAGATTTGTATTTGCCTTTGCCCATAGCAGTAGCTGCAATTGATGCTGAAAGACCATCATCTCTGGTTAATTTACTTACCATTACAATTCCCCCTGAAATTTATTAATAATTTTATTTACAATGAGTTGATCTTTTTTACAAACAACAAAACCTTTCAAATACTCTTGCATGATATGCATGATAAAAAATTTTTCTTTATAGCTTAATCTCATCTCTGCTCTCCTCTAGTTAATCTAAATTCTTCTTGCTTAAAGATTCGATGGTTCTGCTGGCACTTTAATGCCAGCTTAATTTTAGCGATAAACTCTTCATGGTTGTCAGCCACAATCTTAACGCCCCCTACTTTAGTAATTAATTTCTTACTCATATGATACTCCCTTATTTTGTTCTCCAGATTCTCCAACCATCTTCAACAGTTCTTAGCTTAAATTCTTTGTTAAAGTTAGGCATACTTCTTAGATAGTTTGCAGCCCTACCCCTAAACTTTGCTGCTTCTTTATATACATTAAAAAAAACACTATCGCCAATCTCCATTGAAAAAATTGTTTCTCTGATCTCATCATGCTTAGACTTATGATGATTCTGTTCCACTATCGGAATATTTTTTTCTATTTCCATTATGCTTCCTCTTGATGTTTGGTAAATTTAAACCCCTTGTGTTGCTCTTCAAAGAACTTATCTAAAATTCTTTGTATTTTAAGATTTTCTGATTTCATAACTTTTACTTTTTCAATATCTTCAGGTCTAAAGTTCAAAGAAGTTTCAATATCAAATTTATTATCGCTGTGGATTTTTTCTAAGCATCTGGTAATAGTTATTACCTGTGAGTGAGTTAAAGATATTTCCATTACGCTACCCCCTTTTGTTTAGCCCTTCTCATTCTTGCACCTGCATTGTTGGCAAGTCTAATATTCTCATTACCCAGTGCAAACCATTTCTCATTCAAAGCTTCCAGAACTTCTGCATCAGTGAATGGTGTTTCATTGGTTAGCAGCTCCATGTCTTTAACCCTGACAATCTTGCTAGTGTGCCCATGCCAAATCTCTTGCTTGCCTAATTCTGTATAAGCAAACTCAAGAGCTTGTTGCCTTGTGTCGAATTTTCTATGAGCAGAACCCTGTCTCCTCATTGTGTTGATACATTTATCTTCTTGTGAAAGATATAGCATCCATGCAGTTTTTTGTTTTTCCATTTTATCTCCTATTTAATAATGAATAACCTATTATACAAATATTTAGATATATATGTAAACAATTATTTTAATTAATTTCAGAGATAATATTTTGCAGGTTTTTGAGAGCATCGTTGTTTTTCATATGCTCATCAGAGATGGTGATTTGGTTTTTGGTTTGTGGCAGCATGAATACCACGTTCTTATGCCCTAGAGATACCAGAGCAAATAGATCAATGCTGTTACGCTTGTAGGTTCTGTTTTTAGCATGAAGCCCACGCCTTAGATCAAAACGCCAGTTTAATCTGGCTTTTTCTATCTTAGTTGCAGTTTTAACTTGGCAACGATACAGGTTGAGTTTGTATTCAAAGATAATATCTGCTGAAGCTCCATGAGGTACGATTAGAACTGTGGTTATCTCATTAACCAGAGACAAGTAAGCTGCTGCTAAATATTCGCCAAAATCCCCAACAGATTTAGGGTTAGCCATAGCTTATTCCTTACAGCTTTTTAATTGCTCCGAGTTGAATATGGCACGTCTGCCTACTTGTTCTGCATATTTGCTGTTGAGTAACTCATCACCAGCCTTTTCCCATTCGTTAAGTTCCATATAACTTCTGGTCATTCTAAAGCTCATCCAAGTGTTGATGCCCATGTTAAATACCACATCAATACAAACGTATTGAGCTGTGATAGGAAGCTTACGCCAAGTTATCCAGTGCTTATCTAAATCTTTAATGACGTTAGTAATATCATTATTAAGCAGATACATGGCTTCTTCTTCTGTGATGCCATTGGTCTCAAGATTCCTACCCACGCCCACGCTGGTATATCCTGTGGGGCAAGTGTAGCTTTTGAGAATTAAGCCCTCGAAATCTATCAGCCTTTTTTTAATTAAATCTCTATCGAAATGTTTATCTTCTTGATGCATAAAAGCGTACATTATTTCTCCTTTTTATTACTAGCTCCAAAATAAAAAGATATAACTGCTGTAGCTATACCTGTTAATGATCCAATGATTAGCATGACAATATCGTCAGAGCTATCATCAATTGGAAAAGCAGTAATAAAAAAGATGTAACCCATAAAGCCAATCATTGAAAGCAAACCCAAGACTTTAGGAGTCCAATCGTTACTAAATTTACTTCTAGCATCTTGGATGTCTTGAGTCTCAAGAGCAAAAACATCTATGTCCATTTGTTTCATTTGCACTTCAAACTCTTGCTCTGCTGCCTTAAGTCTAATGAGTTGTTCTGGAGTTGCATCACCCAGAGCTTGTTCTATTGATCTAGGCTCTGGCTTGCAACCTAGTGCATCAGCCACCATGTTCACAGCCATGCCAGCAACAGGTGAGCCCATGCCAGCAGCAATCGTTGGCACTAAGCCACCTATCAGGCTTTTAATTTTGTTGAATTTCATTATGTAAATAGAGTCCTTAGAGTTAAGGTCAACAAACTAGCACCTATGGTTGTAAGACCACCAATCATCCACCACATCATTCTGGTGATAGATGCTTCTAGTTTGTCTAGTTGTTTGAAATTGGTACGCCAACGCTCACTGCACTCAGTTTCATGTCGCAAAAGCTCATGATGTACAGATGAAACTGTTGGCTTGGAGTTAGGCATTAGAACTTCAAAATATCTTTAATATTGTCTTTTTGTTGCCAAGCAAGAAAAACAATTGCTATAGAATTGATAATTGTAAGTAAGTCCATTATTTAGATTCCTCTGGTTTGTTTTGAAGTTCGTCAGTTTGCTCGTCAATGTTTTCAACAACTGTATCAATTACGCCTTCGTAAGTTTCAGCCACAGTATTAACAACGCCACTAACATCTTTTAACGCTGCTCCTGAGATAGAGCCAGCAGTTTTAACAGTTGTATCAACTGTGGTCATGGCTATGTCTTTACCACCTTCAATCACTGAATTAACAGTTGCACATGAAGTTGCAAATAAGCCAATTAAAATAAATGTAATATTTCTCATTATTCAGATTCCTCTGGTTGTTCAGCTTCTGGTGTTTCCACTTCTAAGCTACGTTTAAAGTCTTGAACCAAATAATTTTTAAAACGATTGAGCTTTAAATGTTCTCTTTCCAACCTTTGTAATTGTGGAACGATTTCATTTAACTCAACTGCAATAGGCAATTGCTCCTCACTCAAATCAGATGCCCTGTAAGGCACATCATCAAATGTGATGATGATTGGTTCTTCGTTTGTTATTTCTTTTTTCTCTTCAGTCATAGTTTGCTCCCTATAAAAGCTAGTTAATAAAGTTATATTCTATCTTAATATTTAAATAAATAAAATTAAGATACTAAAGTTTTAGTTTCACTTGTTGGATTGATTTGCCCTGCAATGTTTGCATCAAGGTTATCTTTTAAAGATTGCACCTCTTCTTCACCCATTGCACTTTCGACCCAACCTTGAACCTCTGCTGAAGTTACGCTGTCAAAGTCTATAAATCCTGATAGGTCTGAAGTGTCTAAAGACTGAGTACCATAAACAGATGCTGTGTAGGGGTTGCCCTCTGCATCTACCTCAGTATCAGTAGCGTTTATACGCCAGTGTACGTTATAAATAACGTCAGTGTGATCTTCGTCAGTAGGATATACGTCTACTGTGTTTACATTCCATTCATATGATATTGCCATTTTTATTTACCTCTTGGTTTATTAGTTTTCTAAAATTGTTATTCTTGCTTCCAGTTCTTGTATTGTTTTAACAAGTAGTGGTACGAGTTTGCTGTGATCTAATTGTTGGTATTTTGGCTCTCCTGCTAATTCATGCTCACTATCAAATACTTGATCTTTTGTGCCTTCTACTGCGTTTGGCACAATGCTTGTAACTTCATGTGCTATAAATCCATCAACTAATGTATCGGTATCATCAGATACCCAATTAAATCTTGCAGGTTTAAGTTGTTTTAATCTTGCAGTGGCATCCCAATCGTAACTAACATTCTCTTTTAATCTGTAATCAGAAGATGTATTAAAAGATACTGCACTTGAAGTAAGACCAATAGAACCTTTAACACTACTGTTGTATCTAAATTGCAATGATGCAGTTCCAGCAGGGCTACCAAAATTGTTTAAAATCATAAACTCATTATTTGCCACGCTAAAATCTGATCTAAAGGTTGTGCCAGTAGGTCGCATTTCAATACCTGAAGTGGTTGATTGGTTTACTGCTGTTTTATTACCAAAACATAAATCACCACTACTGGTAAGCCTCATGCGTTCTGTGTCAGCAGTTTGAAAAGTTAATGGGTTGCTCGCACTTACTCCTATATGAGCAAATTCACTA